CCGAGATGGCGACAATAAAATGCGTCTAGTAGGCGACATTCTAGCTCGCTATGTCTACTGGATTGAAGGTGAGAACGGCAAGAACATTCCACTCGAATGTCTTTCTTTTGACCGCAACACAGAGCGTTTCAACAATAAAGAAAAAGATTGGGTTCGTGAGTATTATCCCGACCTTAAATGTGGTTGGAGCTATGCAACACAGTGCATCGATCCTGCTGATGGTAAAGTAAAAGTAGTAAACCTTAAAAAGAAACTGTGGGAGCAAATCATTACTGCTGCAGAAGATTTGGGGGATCCTACTGACCAAGAGACTGGCTGGGATGTTTGTTTCAAGCGAGTCAAGACAGGCCCTCTGCCTTACAATGTAGAGTACCAACTACAAGTACTAAAGTGTAAGGCTCGACCACTAGAAGACGATGAGAAAGCTGCAATTGCAGACCTCAAGTCTATGGACGAAGTAATGGCTCGTCCAACTCCAGACGCTCAGAAAGAGCTACTTGATCGTCTACGTGCTCCTTCACAAGAGCAGATGGATGAAGGTTTAGAAGCAGAGTTTGATATTGGATGATTTTATTCACCGCAGATTGGCATATTAAACTAGGTCAGAAGAATGTACCTATAGAATGGGCATTGAACAGATACCATCTATTCTTTGAACAAATCAGAGAAATAGAAAAAGAATGTTCAATGCACATCATAGGCGGAGACTTGTTTGACAGATTGCCAACTATGGAAGAATTGGAACTGTACTTTACGTTTATTCGTAAAGTACAAATTCCTACTATCATATATGACGGTAATCACGAAGCTACAAAGAAAAATAAAACCTTCTTTAGTCAGTTAAAACAAGTCACACGAGATATCAATCCATTAGTAACAATACTAGATATCTCTTATATAGATCAAGATTTAGGCTTTGGCATACTACCATACACTGAGCTACACAAGAAAGGAAGTATCGAGCATTTCGATAAGTCTAAACCTTTGTTTACTCATGTTCGCGGAGAGATTCCTCCTCATGTTAAGCCCGAAATTGATCTAGACGATCTTTCCGAGTTCCCAGTAGTATTTGCAGGTGATTTACACGCTCACTCAAATACTCAAAGAAATATAGTTTATCCTGGAAGTCCTATGACTACTTCTTTTCATAGAAGTAAAGTCTCAACGGGGTATCTACTAATTGACGAAAATTCTTGGAGCTGGATGTGGGAAGAGTTCAAACTTCCTCAGTTAATTCGTAAGACAGTAACCTCTACAGAAGAAATGTTACCTACAGAATACGACCATACAATCTATGAGATTGAGGGAGATATTCAAGAATTAGCTGGAATCAAAAACTCGGACTTACTCGATAAAAAAGTTGTAAAACGAAACAGCGAAGCTACTCTCATAATGGATAAAGATATGAGTATAGCGGAAGAACTTTCTGAGTACCTAACCTATATATTAGGAATAAACGAAGAAAAAATTGACAAAATACTAGGTACATTTAATGATTACTCTCAAAACTCTCAAGTGGAATAATTGTTTCAGTTATGGAGCAGATAACGAGATAAACTTAAATGATAGTACGCTTACTCAAATAATCGGAACAAACGGAATGGGCAAGTCGTCCATTCCGTTGATTATTGAAGAAGCTCTCTATAATAAAAACTCCAAAGGAATTAAAAAAGCAGATATCCCTAATCGTTATGTGAATAATGGTTATGATATCTATTTGTCGTTCGAAAAGGAGGATTCTTTATATGAAATTACTATTAACAGAAAGGTAAATATAAAGGTAAAACTAGAAGAAAATGGAGTAGATATATCGAGCCATACTGCTACGAATACCTACAAAACAATTCAAGAAATTCTAGGAATTGACTTTAAAACCTTCAGCCAATTAGTTTATCAAAATACAAACAGCAGTCTGCAATTTTTAACGGCTACAGATACAAATCGCAAGAAATTCTTGATAGATTTGTTACACTTAGAAGAATACGTTAAATTGTTTGAAGTGTTTAAAGATGCTTCTAAAGATACTGCTGTACAAGTTACAACTATAGAATCAAAAATAGCTACAATCGAAAACTGGCTTTCTGAAAATAAATTGAGCGATACATCCATACTTCCTCTGTTAGAAATTAAAATTGATACGGATGAAGATGAGAAAGAATTGCGTTCTCTTACGTTAGAACTTCAAAATATTTCGGAAAAAAATAAGAAAATTTCAGAAAATAATAAATTTATAGAAATACTGAAAGGCATAGATATTGATGAAGCGAATAAGATATCTGCTACTCAGATTATTTCTTATGATTCTTTACAATCCGAGGCTGGTAGCCTCAAGGGAACTATAGCTAGTTCTAATGCTGTACTTAAAAAATTACAAGGATTGGCAGATAACTGCCCTACTTGTGAACAATCTATAGATGCAGAGTTTAAGCAAGACTTAATTAATGCTGAAACAGCAAGGGCGAAGGAGGCCGCAGAGAAACTAGAAAATGAAATTAATCCAGAAATTGAAAGAATTAAAGTCAACAATGCAGACTATGAGCGCAAAGCAAATATTCAAAGCAATTGGGAAAGGACTTTTAAATCTATTGACAGGAATCTTCAGACGACTCAAGTGGATAGGGAAGAGCTTGATAGAAGCATACTTGGAATTCAAAGCAGAATATCGGATGCAAAAAACAAGTTGGCAGATATCTCAGCTGAGAACGAAAGAAGAACCAAAAGAAACACCAGAATCCAAGTAATACAGGAACAAACCCAGGAGTTTATAGACCAGTTGTCGGCTGCAGAAAGTATTTTAGCAACGCAAATGGAGCTATATTCTAACCTGGAAATGCTAAAGAAAGCATTTAGTACTAACGGTCTTTTAGCTTATAAGATAGAAAATTTAGTAAAAGAGTTAGAAGAATTAGTAAATTCCTACTTAGGAGAATTATCAGACGGTAGATTTACATTAGAGTTTGTAGTATCAAACGATAAATTAAATGTGCAAGTAACTGATAATGGAAATATTATTGATATCTTAGCTTTGTCGAGCGGTGAGCTAGCAAGAGTTAATACTGCGACTCTTATAGCTATTCGCAAGTTAATGAGTAGTATATCGAAATCAAAACTCAATATACTATTCTTAGATGAAGTAACCAATGTACTCGACGACTCTGGAAGAGAAAAACTAGTAGAAGTATTACTAGGAGAGGAAGAGCTAAATACTTACGTAGTAAGTCATGGCTGGACTCACCCTCTGCTAGAGAAAATAGAGATTGCAAAGAAAGGCAGTATCAGCGTGTTAGAAAAATAATATGGTAGATAGTAGAGCGAAAGGAGCTCGTGGAGAGTATTTAGTAAGAGATATGCTTCGTGAGTACACAGGGCTTAAATTTGAGAGAGTACCCGCTTCGGGTGCTCTCGAATATCTAAAAGGAGATTTATATGTGCCCAACGAAAAAAACATATACTGTATAGAAGTAAAAAACTATTCAGAGTCTCCTTTAAATGATAAAATGTTTACGGCTGAAAAAACTAACAATCTAATTAGATGGTGGACAAAGGTAGTTTTACAAGCTGAAAACGGAAATCAAGAACCAATGCTATTCTTTAAATATAACAGGTCTAAGGTGTTTGTTGTAACACGAGTTAAACCGGAGAAATGCTTAAAATATTTCTTTATTTCTTGGTTAAATTGTTATATAATGGTAGCTGAAGATTGGTTAGAGCAAGAAGAAATAAAATTTTTGGGAACATACTAGATGGCATTTAATTTTTCGGAAAAAATAACAGGCTCAGGCAGAAACGCTACACTTATAGTAGATGCGTTAAACTTAGCATTTAGATGGAAACATCAAGGCAGAACAGACTTTTGTGATGACTATGTAAGAACAGTAGAGTCACTTGCCAAGTCTTATGATTGTAGTAATATAATTATTACTGCCGATAAAGGCTCTTCATCTTATCGCAAAGAAATTGCTGCGGACTATAAACAGAATCGAAAAGATAAGTATGCCGACCAAACTGAGGCAGAGAAACAGGCTTTCTTAGACTTCTTTGAAGAGTATGAAAATACTTTAGAAGCTCTAGGAGACTTGTTTCCTGTTCTTCGTTATGACGGTGTAGAGGCTGACGATTTGGCTGCTCATTTAGTAAAAAATCGAGTTAGATATGGTCTTGGAGATATATGGCTAATTTCTAGTGACCGAGACTGGGACTTGTTGATAGATGAGAGAGTTGCTCGATTCTCCTATGTTACTCGAAAAGAAGTAACAATAGAGAACTGGGAAGAGCACTACGATGTAACTAGAGATGAGTATATTTCTTTAAAGTGTCTAACTGGAGATAAGGGTGATAATGTTGCAGGTATTCCTGGCATTGGTCCAAAACGTGCATTGGACTTAATTCGTGAGTATGGAGATGCAATGGATATTTACAACTCTTTACCTATAAATAGTAAGTATAAGCACATACAAGCATTAAATGATAGCGGGGATCAGTTGCTGACAAACTATCAATTAATGGACTTAATAACATATTGCGACGATGCAATAGGCTCTGACAATGTAGCAGACATACTTCGGAAGTTTGATTAATGAAAATAAATATTAACTATAGACGAGATAACTATCTTTCTGAATTTAGCATTAAAACGCTACAAGATAGATATTTGGTTGATGGAGAAATTTCTCCGCAAGATGCCTTTGCCCGTGCAGCAAAGACATTTGCAGATGATGAAGCACATGCACAAAGATTATATGACTATGCTAGTAAGCTATGGTTTATGTTTTCTACACCTATTTTGAGTAATGGAGGAACAAGTCGTGGACTACCTATTAGCTGCTTTCTTAATTACGTGGACGACAGTAGAACTGGTATTACTTCTCACTATACTGAGAATGCTTTCTTAAGTTCTGTAGGTGGAGGTATTGGAGGAAGCTGGG